TAAAAGAAATATCTGTTTCTAATTTTCCAAAATGACCAGGTGTTGGACTTTCATATTCTCCAGCGATTCCAGCTCCTGAAACTGTTGATGTCATTGGTTCCAATTTAGGCAATGTTACGTCTCCATTTAGTCCAATTAATCTATCATTTCCATAATACACATTATAATTTATTAATTTTTCTGGTATTGCATTTACTCCCATTAATTATCACCTCCGGATACTGCTGATGAAACCATAGTTGGATCAAATTGTAGTATATTAACAATATTTTCAGCTGGACTAAATGCTCCTATTGACTGCCTAAATACAATTTTCCCATCTAAAATGCTATCTATTGAATTATCTGAATCATTAAAAGTTATTTTAGCACCTGCTATCTGTCCTGCTGCTTGATATCCATTTGCTTTTAAATTTTCATCATCTATCACAGACTCTATAAGTCTATAATTGGTTGGATCATCTACTTTATCAAAGAAATCTACTACAAAATTATTACCCCACCAGTCAAATACTCTTCTTATTGGAATCCACCTGTCTTTTGGATCTGTACTTGCTGGATATATGGCTGTGTTATTCCCCCATGTTCTCCACCCTGACATATTTATAGCTGTTACTATTCCTGATGCATTAAGTGTGTTCGCTTGAACTTGATCTAAGAATACTTCTGTCCCATCTGCCAACACTGTTGAAGATATTGCCATCTTTTTATTTGATGGAGATTTAAAAGGAACATCACTATTTTGAGTATCTACATACACCATCATTGCTGCTAAAATTGTACTATACCAGTATATCTTTGTATCAATTTTTATCTTTGGCCATACAACTATTTCTCTTTTATCGTTATATCCATTTGTAGATTTCCATTCGGCAGCCTTAGAAAATACTTTAACTACTGAAGAATCTATATCTGCTATAACTTGAGCATTAAATGAACCATTAATAAATGTATTTTTAGCCTTTAATGCTTCTTCAACTGCTTTCTTTTGACTCCAACCTGGTGCAATTAATAATCCTGGTACTAAATTTAACATAGGATATACCTTTGTAACACACTCAATTCCTTTATAAATACCTGTTGCCTCAGTATATCCACCAATAATATCATTTTCTGTTACCTTTGATGGATCTAACTTTGTATAAGATACTTCTATCTCTGTCTCAACTGTTGAAATTGTTCCAGTAGATAATATAGTTATTTCCGGATATCCTGAATCATTAAATGACACCGTATAATCCGTACCTTTTGTATATGTTATAGCTCCTGTGCTATCTTCTACTATAAATGTATTGTTAAGTAGAATTCCTTCAACTTCAACAGTAGCTATTTTATTATTTATGGCAACTGTTACAGTTATTGGGTCAGTTTTATGAGTAGCAGGATCAAGTACATTTATAAATATAACTGGTGCAACTGCAAATTGTTTGAAAAATGCATCTGTAACCTGACATAAAGTGTACTTATCCCAATCATTACTATTACCTATTGCTGCTATAGCTCCTTCATAATCAGTTGCTTTTATAGGTTTATTTACTGCTGAACTAGGATCATCTAATAAGTTTATTGGTGCTGTACCAATTGCAACAGTTATAGTTGCAAGCGACTGGGTGGGAGTTGCAACTGGAGTTGCTACCTCACCAATCGATATTCCATGTAAATATGACATATAATTTACCTCCTATTTTTAAATTAATGGATCTTCCCTAAAAATTGTTGGCATATTCCAATGTGTCTCAATGCCCCCAAAATAATATGGAAATGTATCTTCATCATGAACTAACCATTTCATTGGTGTTGTTAATTCAAACCGATTATCATAATATCTTTTAGTTTTTAATCTATATATTACTTTTTCAATAACGTTAAGAATATCTTTATCCCCTTGATAATCGTCTGACTCATCATATATTCCTACTATAAACGTTATTTGACAGGTATTTTTTGTTTCTTCTTGGTCTTCCTGTTCCTCACCTTCAATAACTCTAATAACTACATATGGAAAATGTTCTGAATCTTTTTGTCCCTTTTTAGCAGGCAAACTTTGTGCATATATATTAAAATTTACCCTTTCATCTTTAGCATTTTTAAGTAAAAAATTGCTTAGTTCTTGTTTAAAGTCATTAACTAAGCAATCTTGAAGTCTAGTAGGAGTCACTAGCTATTACCTCCCAACATTCTTTTAATTTCATGATCTAACCGTTCATCAAATACTCTCGAAGCTTCATTTTCTATATATTCTCTTATGTTATCGGTACCTAACATTTGAGGTACCGCTGGTCCAAATAACTGTTGAATTGGTAATCTTCCACTTGATGTTCTTTTAAATACCTTATTCCCATTAACATCAGCAACAAAGGCTCCTACAATTTCCTTTAACCCACCCTTTTTTACTGAAACTCGTAAAACTTTTGGTGGGTTTTTAGGTCTTGGAGCCGATGGACTAACCTTAAATTTTATAAGTGGTATTCTTTCACCAGCAGATTTTATAACTGCTCCTAAAGTAGATTTATTAGCTCTAGCTATGCTGATTGTTTCCTTTACATTTTTTGATTTTATATTATATTTTTCTCTTGCTTTTTTCGAAGCATTTGTACCAACATTAGATGCTGCTCTATTAAGTGCCCTTACTAAAACTAAATGAGTTTTATTGCTATATTGTCCAAGCTCTTGCGCTACTTCTTTAAATTTAATTGCATCAATTGTTATCATGACTTATTTGCTCCTAAAGTAATAATATACATTCCTGTATCTTCTTGAAAATCAGTTACAAATTTAATATCGCCATCAAATTTAACATGTTGACCTCTTGCTGGTTCATCTCCGAAATCTTCTTTTTTAATGAAAAAAAGGATGTCACCTAAATAGGTACCATCCGCATTTTTTGCCTTTCTTTCCTTTAATAAATCGTGGTCAATTATTATATTAACGACTTTATTATCAATAGTATGATCTTCTCCAAATTCATCTGGATTAAAAAATACATTTAAATCCTCTATAAGTTGATCTTTAAAGCTCATTTTTTATCACCCAATTCAATAATATTACTATCGTTATAGTACTGTAGCTACTACCCAACTATCAACATCTTCTGGTGTAGGTAATGGCCTTGCAGTAAGTCTTAATTCATCAATTTCATTCTTATCATCAGTAGTATATTTAGGCACTCTAGTTCCTTCATATGTTATCCATGAACCTTTTTCCTTTTGAGTTACAGCCCCATAATAACGCTTACCACTATTGGTTACCCCAACAATAACTTTCCCATCTGGAATAAGTTGTGCTTCTGTTTCCTCTTCATCATCAGAAATATAATATTCTGTATAAGAATATAACTCTAATCCTAGAGATGGTAATTTTCCTATAAAAGTAACCCCTTGCCCTTGGTAAGTTGGTTCAATTGCTCCAACATTTAACCTTTGAATATCTAACAATTTTTGAATTTCTTCATTTTTTATGAATTCATCAACAACATTATCTGACATTATGCAAATATCAGGAGTTTTACCTGTTGACTTTATTATTTGTTTTCTCCATACTTTTAAATCTGCAAGTGGATCTGAACCAGCTACATTCCACTTTGTAGTTGCTGTTTTTTTATTTGTAAATCCAAAATCAATATTTTGAGTTGCACCTTCAACATCAATATCAATTGCTTCTCCTAATAATACTTGAGCACACATCCATTCTTCTCTTCTTGTTATAGCTTCATCAAGTTCTACTAAATCAGTAGCAAGCATTACAGCAGCTCTTTCTTCTGGTGTTTTTGTACTATACACATTTTCGCCTAGTGTTCTTTTCTTAATATCATCTGCTGTTATTACTCTTATTGGAGCTATTTTAGGAGTTGTAATTACATCGGTTTTAAACCCTTCTCTTGTCATTACTTTTCCACCTATCCTAGGTGCTACAAAAGGAGCAAGTTTTCTTTTTCCTTTTTTAATGTCCACCTCTGCCTTTTCTGTTAAAAGAGTTTCTATACTTGGAAAAAATGTATCTCTTAAGAATGTAAATACAGGTTTCTTTTGTTCAATTGCTTGTAGCATTGTTTTAGTTTCATATATACTCATTATCTATTCCTCCCTAATCTATAAAAATATTCATTTTTCTTAATTCTAATTCTACATCTGCAGCTGTAGTTCCATCTGCAAATAGCAATGCATTTTTATGAAAATATCCACATATATAAGCACTTGCTTTTGTTGTTGTAGTACCTTCTGTTGGAACTACTATATCATCAGTTAAAATACCAATAACTGATGAACCTTTTGTTTCTGTTACCACTGTATCTGCTACTGCAAATGTACTAGATAATTTAGTTTTATCTAATAGTTTGGCATTTCCATCTGTTGCAGCCATTAACACTGAGCCTCTAGTATATTTCCCACTTGTTGTTGGTGCTAAATTTATCCCTTTAACAAGTACAGGAATTTCATTTCCAGCAAAAATACTATCAGGTACAAAGGTTTCTTCATTTCCATATAAATTCATTATTTAACGCCTCCATTCATATAATTTGCCATATAATTAGCTGATTCCTTATCTTTTACTTCTTCTGATTGATTATTTTCAGGTGCTGATACATTATCTACTTGAAGCAAGTTAGCATTTTCTGCATCCTTTTTAACTTGATTAATATATTCAGTTCCTTTTTTCTTTTGAGCATTTACGATTTCAAGTGCAACAGCTCCTGCTGTAATTCCAGTTTCAAATTTTGCCTTATTTATAATTTCTTCATTACCTGGAAGAGCTAAATCTTCTATTGATTTTATCCTTTCTCTTTCGTTTTTGATTGCTTCATTTGCAACTTGATCATAAACATCTTTATGTTCATTCTTTAATGTGTTTAAATCCATTGGTTTATCCTCCTCATTATTTTTTAATTTATTTATATCTGTAACTTCATTTATAGGTACAGCTATAGGCATACTTGCTTGTTTAAATATCTTATCAATATTTTCTGTAAGCTTTTTCTTTAATTCATCTACATCGTTACATTTTTCAAGTTCAGACATTAATGTATCATCTGAAATAGCATTATATAATGTTGGAGTTGGATTAGAATTATTTGCGGATCCCTCTCCAAACATTACTTCGTCTATTAGTCCAAGATTTTTACAATCTTCTGCTGATAACCATGTTTCATTTTCCATTAAATTTCTTATTTCATCTTCACTCTTACCACTTTTAAGTACATATGCTGTAGCAATTGTATGATCTGTTATCTGTAGCATGTTACTTGTACTGTCCATATTTTGATGTGGTCCTTCACTGTATGTTGATGCATTATGTATCATCATTTCTGCCAATGGTGACATCATACAATTTCCAGCCATACAAATAAAAGATGCTGCACTTGCTGCTAACCCTATAATTTTGAATGTAACATTCCCTGAATATTCTCTTACAAGATTATAAATTTCATAACCATCATAAACACTTCCTCCACCACTATTTACATAGATTTCAATATCATCTCCATTAGCTTCAATTAATGCACTTGAAATATCTTGTGGTGATGTAGCTGGTATTCCAAGCCAATTGTAAATCCATTTACTGCTTTGAGGAATTATTCTTCCCTTAATATCAATCTTCTTCACTCTATTTCGTCTCCTTTCCAGTACTTAAATTATTTTGACTTAATGCTAATACCTCTTGTCTCATTTTTTCTTCTTTAATTCTTTGCCTATTGTTTTTAACAAAATCTCCACCAGTAAGTTCCACTGTTTCTTTAGATCTAGTTGAAAAACCATTTTCAACACGAAGTACTGCAGCATTTGCTTCTTTTACTGGATCTAATTGTCCTTGAGATGGTCCATTCCATTCTGCATTACAATATGCTTTTCTTATTATTGGGCTATCAAAAAAGCCAGGAGCATAAATTCTACCCTTGGCTATAGCTTCTGAAAGCCATTCTTCATATATAGGTTGACAAAAATCATTTGAAAGCCATGTTCTTCTCATTCTAAACATTTTCCATGCTTCGAGTAATGCTGCTCTACTTGCTGAGTATGAAGCATTAAATTGTTTTAATAATAAATCGTGTGGTATTTCAAGTGCTGTTCCAATTTGCTTACACACTGAAGCTATAAATCCATCAAATGCTGTATTAGGTCTGCCCGGATTAGTTTCTTTGGCAGTTTCACCTTCTCCTAAAGCAATTATTGCACCTGGTGCTAACTCATATGAATTTTCATCTGCAGTATCTACCTGTTCATCTACTGGAATTGTTTCACCAAGTGGTGGATCATCTTCTGTATTTTTGCTTTCTATAAAGACAGTAAACATTCCAGATATAACTGCTGCCATTAATTCAGCTTCTGTATATCTTCCTAACTGTTTTAATGATTCAATTACTGGTGCAAGAATCGGAACTCCTCTACGTTGTCCTATACGTTCACTCTCCATTATGTGAATTACATTCCTTCTGCCTGTTGTCTGTCCAAATGCTTCTACTCTTGTCCATGTAAAATTAGACTTATAAGTTGATAAAGGATGAAAATTTGCTATATGGTAAGCTATTATTTCTCCATTATCATTGCATTCAACACCTGCACTTATATTTTGAGTGCCTTTATTGTAAGGATCGCAAACTCTATCAGCCTCTATAAGTTGTACTCTTAAGTCATATGGCATTCCAACTCTTTGAGTATAAGGAAGCAAAGCAAATGCATCTCCACACATGAGACTACTCATAAATACAAGCTGTTGCAATTCATAAAAATTATTAAGTCTTGCTAAATCACAATTAACACTATCAGCCCATAATGAAAATTCTCTTTCAATGGTAGCTTCAAGTTTATTTACTTCATCATCACTTAATCCCAATAATTCATAATCAATTTGTGATTTTAACCTTAGTCCAGCACCAACTACATTGGTTCTTAATGTTTTTATAGCTCCTGTAGCAATTGGAGTTCCCATATATAGGTCTCTTGATCGTTCTCTTAGCACCTGAATATTATCTTCTATATCTTCTTTTGGACTTCCACCACCAAACATCCAACCTATTAAACTCTTTTTGGTTCTACTGCCTCCATGATGTGAATACCCACTATTCATTATTGATAATTTCTTTCTTGCAATTTCTCTTTTTAATGCAGTTGTTGGTGATATTGCACCTATTGCTTTATCTATTACATTCAATTATCTCACCTCCTCCTATATATTTTCACTCTATAAATCCCTTGGAACTACTCTTATAACTCTGTTTCTTCCTTTTCCATTCTTTATATTGTTTGCTTTAGCTACCATACTACTCCAATACTGAATTTGATTCCTTATTTCAGCCAAACTAGCCTTATTTAGCGTTCTAGTTCCAATTGTATAACTTTGTCCAGTTGTTACAGCAAGTTCTGCATTTAACCATGCATCAAGATGTTTTTGTGCTATTTCTAATGAAATCCCCATGTTTTCTCCTTTCTAAAGTCCTTTAGATATTACTCTTCTTTTCTTTTTTATACTTTTAGGATTTTGAATGAATGCATTTCCATTAATATTTTTACATGCCATTTCATCTAAGTTAGGATTTAATATTTCAAAAGCTGCATTAGCATAATTTCTTAAATCCATTGGTTCATTTCTTATGCTGCTACTCTTTTTTATCCATTCAAAAGTCGGAACACCTTTTTTGTACCTTAATACTCTCTTCTCTGAAGTTAATCCTTTGAAATAATTTTCATCATATCCTCTACCATCTTCAATTGGAAAATGACAATAGCCTGGTCCATCTTCTTGTATCTTTAATCTTGATAATATTGTTTCTTTTCCAGTATCAACACCAATTGAAAATAATGCTGCTCTTTCTCTATTATTCCTAGTTGGCTTTCCTATGAATGGTTTTCCATATCCACCAACACCTTTTATCGCAAATATTCTCCTATGCTCTCTTAATTTGCAGAACTTATAAACTTCTGTTGTGTAGTGACCTCCACTATCTATGCATACACAAGATATTACAAGTCCATCATCATCTTCAAACCAAAATGTTCTTAATAAATATTCATCTAGTTGTTGCCATACTATTGATTGCCCAGGATCACCATAAAAAACCTTATATTGTATTCCCCAATTTTCCTTACCTGCACCCCAACCAACAACTTCAACTTCAAGTCTATCATCCTGAACGTCTACTCCTGCAGTTAGAACAATAACTTTTCTTGGAACTTCATTGATATAATATTCTCTTCTTGCAACTAAATCATCATTATCAGCTCCTTCACCTTCATCAGCTTCCCAAACTTCACCTAGAGTTGTATTAACCCATGTTTTTAAAGTATCAGTTCCATTTTTCTTCGCCAATTTAAATTCTTCTATGATATTTTCCCAACGTTCCCAAGGTGAAGCTAATGCATTAAGATGAAATCCTCTTTTTTTAATTTTTTCAGGATATTTAGCAATCCACTTTCCCTTGCCTGCCTTCCATTCGAACTCATTACTTCTTTTTTCACAAAATTTACATTCATGAGTTACATCTTCAAAATGAATTTGTGCCCATTTTAATGGCTGTAATTCACCACAAACAGGACAAGGTAAGCACCATTCCTCCTGAGAACTATCATCAAATTCTTTATCAATTCTTGAAATACCTTTCTCTGTTGGAGTTGAAACGAAAAATTTCTTTTTATTCCAGAATGTTTTTGTTCTTTTTTCAGCTAACGACAAAGGATCACCTTCAATACCTGCACTTGCTGGAAATCTATCAACTTCATCTGCTAATAGAATTCTAATCGGCCTTGAAGATAATCCTGTTGGTGAATTTGCTCCTGTTAATGCAATATATCCTCCGGGAAATCCTTTTTCTAATAAAGTATTATCAGAATCTCTTGATTTTGCATCTTTAACTTTGTTTCTTAATACTGGTGTATCTCTTATCATTGGTGCTAATCTCTTTTTTGAATAAGATTGAGCCAAATCCAATGTTGGCATTAATAACATAATAGGTGAAGGATCATAATCTATAAAATAACCTACTATATTGTTTATTAATTCAGTTTTTCCTACTTGAGCACTACTCATTACAATTATAATTTCAGTTTCTTTATTAGAAAGTGAATCCATTATCTCACGCTGATATTCTGCTCTTGATGTTCTCCATTGTCCTGGTTCAGCGGAACTTTCAGGAGATAATTTTCTATAATTATCAGCCCATTTAGATACAGTTAAAAGTGGTGGTGGTGCTAATATTGATACTATGTTTCTAAATAAATCTATAGTTTTCTTTTTAATCTTTTGTTTCTTTTTCATTTTTTTCTAAACCTTCATTGTAAATTTCATCATCAAGAACATCAACATATTCCTCACTATAAAATTCGCTAGGATTATATTCACTTAACTCTTGAAGCACCTCTAATGTTTCTATTTGTAAAATTTCTTGTATATCAGCAATAGTATCAATACCTATTAGTCTTGGAGCTACTCTTGAAGGCAATGCTAAAATCTTTGCTCTGAAATTAGACAACATATCATTCATAACTCTTTCAACATCTTCGCTAAAATGCATTGTCCCTCTCATTGATGCCAGTTCTAATTCAATCTTTTCTCTTTTTCTCTTTTCTAGTAGAGCATGTTCTTCATCATAATTTATCTTAGTTTCTTCTGTATTGTTTTCTTTCAGATTTACTGAAGCTTTTATAAAAGTAATATAACTTTTTATATTTTCTTGTAATGAATATTTACCTCTCGCAACTTTTTTTATAACACCTTCATTTTCTAATTGTCTAATTCTTCTTGATGTCATTCCAAATAAATTTGCTAAAACAGTACTCGTTACTGTTACATGTTCAACTGATTCAATTTTTTTATCATCTTCACTCAAGGTACTCCTCCTCCCTTAAATACTGAAACGGAAACGCCTTTGAAAAATTCTTTTTGCCTAGAAAAATCCCGGGCATCGCCCGACCCGCTGTCTGGGCATATTCTCCGGGAGTACCTACTCAAAATGGGAATATCTGTTCTAAACGTTGATATCCCAAGGGTTTGAGCCTTTTTATATTAATTTTCAGGGTTTTTCCCAGTAAAATATATCCATATCGTGGTCTTTATTCTCAATAGCTTACAATTCAGCCCTATATTTTGTACATAACATTATTATTATGTGAGTATATTAAATTCTTAAATTATATTTAACTTATTTCAAAATTCTAACTCTTACTTTTTTTTACTATGCATTACGTTTTTAATTTCATCTATTCTCAATTAACATTTCCAATTACCATATATTAGTGTATAACTTTCTACTAATCTTCCATTTCCTCGTTAAGATTATAGTTTCGGAAATCGTTAATAATTTAACTAAGATTACATAATAAATTATTATTTACTTTTACATATCATCAAGTATATCTCTCAATTCCTTTTCAGTTTTCGTAGTATATATCCTTGTTGTCTCTAGACTAGAGTGCCCTGCTAAATCTGCTATTGTTTCAATTGGCACACCATTTTCAACTAAGGCCTTGCAAAAAGCATGTCTAAAATTATGAGGGTGAGCCTTTTCTTTTTTAACCTTTGCTATCCCTGCATGTTTCTTTATAATGCTATTTATGCTACTTCTTTTTAAAGGTCCTTGTGTTCCAATAAATAGTTTATTACTATCATCACGAATCCTTACTTTCAGATATTCATTCCATGATTCTTTAACACTCTTAGGTATAGGTATCTTTCTATACTTTCCACCCTTACCTTCAATATCTATAGCCTTTTTATTTGCATCACCAATAGTTAATTTTAATAGCTCCGATACACGTAATCCTGTTTTATATAATGTAAACATAATAGTTTTATTTCTTATGTTATCCTTGCAGCTCTTTAATAGTTTTTCAATCTCTTCTTTTGTAAGTACATCATTCAGAAAATTATTTCTCTGTTCTTTAATCTTTTTAAATTTAACTTGTGATCCAATATATTTTAAGAATTGATTTATTGAAGCCAGTTTTCTATTTATTGATTTAGCTTTTAATCCATGCTTTAACAGATAATTCTTATATCTCTCTATATCACCATCTTCAAGTTGATCTATCTCTTTCTCTTTTAATTCCAAATATTTAATAAGCTGCTTTAAGTCGATAATATAACTTTCAATTGTCTTTAACCTTTTGCCTTCTTTAGTTCTATTTAATATAAATTCAGAAAGTTTATATTTATAATCTGATGGAACACTTTTCATTACTTTTAGATAGTCTTTTTGATCTATCTCTTCAATCCCTATATTAAACAATTTCTCTTTAAACATATGCTCATTAAAGGCAGGTTCAACTGAATTCATTTCTGTCTCACCTGCCTTAATGCTCCATGTTCTCTTTTATAGGTTGCATGATTGAAACAATCTCTAAGATCATCTGTTTCTTTTTCTTTCTTTAAATCTTTGCATGAACAATGAGGACATTTTAAATAATGCTTACTGTCCATTTCAACTTTTAAAATTATAAAGGTCCTTTTGCATGATTTGCATTTATAACTTAAATATTCCTTTTCCAATGTCCTCACCTCCTTGCAAAATAAAAGAAGCATCATTATTTTGATGCTTCTAATATATCTATTAACTTTTTAGCGCTAGTATTTCCTTCATATAATTTTAATGCTTTATAGCAGAAATCCCTGCTCTTCTCATATTCACCTTTTTTGTAATGCTCTACTGCCATTTGGCTCATGCATGAACTTTTGAATTCTTTATTAAAAATCATAAGTCCTATATCATATATTATAGAAATTAATGCTAATATAAGAATCGGAGGAAATATAGCTCCTGCTATAATCAAAACTATTGATATCCCAAGCCATTTAACAGCTTTTTCTGAAATTCTAGGTCTACTATAGTTTAAATCAGCCACTATTGATTTATCATAATCGTTAATATGTGGCTTTTCAGATATCGAAGGTTTATCTGCAACTTTATTTTTCTTAAAACTAACATCTTTTCTATATTGCAATCCACCTTTTCCAACTGTAGTTCTAATACCTTTTGAGTTTATACTTACTCTAGCACCTTTTACACCAGTAGATATTCCAACTCCACCAGTTTTGCTAAAATTAATTCTTGTATTACCAAATAATTTTATAGATTTTCTAAAACTTAGTCCCACAAACAATCACCTCATACTTATTATATACCCATTTATGGATTTATTACATATATATACCTAACAATAAAATAAATCAGTAGATTATTATACTATATACTTGCCAATGGAGGTTATTACACCTCTCTTTATTTAATATTTTTTATATCTACTGATTTATAGTCAAATTAAAATACCCCATATTGTCTACATATATCTCTCAAGTATTAACTTAAGGCTTCGACTTTACAGGGCATTTTTATGGTATAAAGGGGTATTGAGAATTTATGAGAAAATCTTTATGTTTCCACTTACTATTGTATCTCATTTTTGAAAGATAATTATGTGTTTTTTATGCGTTTTTTATGCATTATTTTAGGCTTTTTCTATGATACTTTATTCCATTGATCCCAATCTGCTATTTTCTCCATTAGCTTCCACTTTTTACGGTTTATTTGTGATTGATTCCAATTTAATATGTTTGCTACTTTTTGCTCATTAAATCCTTTTTCATAATATAATTTAAGTAACTCTTTATATGCTCCCTGTATAGTTTCTATAGCATCTTTCATATAAATATAATCTAGTTCTATTTGGTCTATTTGCTCTAATATTTTCTGTCTTTCCATTTCTTTATCACTTTTTCTTTTCATCATATATTCTGTTAATCTCATAGTCTCTTTTTCAGCATAGCTTGATCCATCACCAGAACTCTGTACACGTTCCTCATATGATAAAGGTTTTATTCCAGGATCTATATTTATGTTACAATTTTTCAAATCATCTTCTAAAGACTTTATTTGCTTATTTAATAAATTTATTTTACTATTTAATGAATTAATAATCTTATCTTTTTGATAATATCTACGTACCTTATTTTCAGTTTCTGCAAATAACTCTTTATTCATTATATCCCTCCTATTCCTTAACATCAATTTCAATTCCAGTCTTAATGATCCACTGGCGTTCCATTAATTTATCCTTATGCTCTATATTTATTTCTTGAATTAGTTCAGGTTTATCAAAATCTTTAGCAATCCTATTGCATCTAAATAATATCAATATACATATTTGTGCTACATCATAGGTTTCTCTAACAATTTCTTTTAAATTTCCGATTGTTTTATCATGATTATAATTATTAATTGCTTTTATAACTTCATAAAATTCTTCTTTTAATTTATCAGCAATTTCCCTGAAAGTTATTGTTTCATTATCAATTCCTAATCTATCATTTCTCCTTAAAACATGCATTAATAACTTCATTTGTATTTCCTTTCTTATTTCTATGTATTGATTGTAATAACATTAAATACAATCAATACACTAAATAGTAGCTTTATTTAGTATCGCCATTTCTGTTTTGTATAGCTATAAGCATTATCCCTAATATATAATCACTTGCAAATTTAAAAGATTGTTCTTCATTATATTTTTGTTTTTTCATTTCATCATATATAGATCTGTGCATTGTCACTATGCCTGGAACTTCTTTGATAAAATCTTTTATTGCTTCTTCTTTTTCTGTGTCACTCATTATATTATTTACTAAACTTAATATATCTTTTTTCTTATCCATAATATTTTCATTCCTCCGCCCGTTTGCATTATTAACAATTATTTCTGCAATGAATTATTCTTGGCTTATTAATCTTCATATATGAATTTGATTTTATTATCTTTACAATTCCATATTTAACTTTTCTCTTAGGATCTTCTTCTAACCAAGCACATATTTCTTTTATTTTAGACCAAATGTTTTGAAACATTGGCTTTATAGTTTCTTCAATAAATTGGGCGAAATTATTCATTGCTATTACTAAATCATCTAACGATTTTTTCTGCTCTTCTGTTAATACAATGCCTTTCCTAAGAAATTGTATTTCTATATATTCTTTATCTATCATCTGATCAGCTCCTTCACCAAGCATTATTATTTATTAAAATAACAAGCATTTACACTTAATGCTTTTGCTATCTTATCATTTATTTCTTCCATGGATGTATGTATATCCCCATATTCACCCATTTTTATTACAATAGGTGTAATTGGATTAGTCATTGGCATTACTACAACTTCTGTTTGCTTAGGTAATTCGGCTAATGCACATGCTTCTAATCTCTTATTATTGCATTTTTTCACATTCGGACATTTCCTACACTTTTCTGCTGTTCTGCTTAATATAGCCATTTTATTACCACCTTCTTGTGCCAAAATTTAGTACTATAGACTATATATCTTGTAATAACTCTGGATTCTTATAAATATTACCTATGACTTCTATCTCTGTTAATGGAGTTTTATTTGTCCCTTCAAAGAATAAATTTAATGCGCAATCACAATTTTTACTTTCGTGAACTATATAATCGCAATCATCATACTCAACTGCAGATATCCACTCGTTTATCTTGTCATTTCTTAACTCAGTACATTTAACAATATCACCTACATAAATATCTTTTCCGTTTACATCTTTCAAAAATGTATATTGTAATAATTCAATGAATTTAATATCTATAATTTGAAATTCATCTTTTATATTTTCATAATCAAATCCAACATGAGTAACTTCTCCATTTTTGAAATACAATCTTTCAACTGGATATATTTCTTTAGTGACTTTATCATATACTCTAAATTTAATTTCTTTACTCATTTACTTCACCCCTTATTAGTATGACGTATTACCAATTTTTTTCTCTTTCTGATAAAGACATAAAATCTGCTACTTCAACACTTGTTAATAAGTCTTCTATATCTGTACCCTCCGTAGTTATACCATCATATTCCAATTGGCTGACTATACTGCGACCAGTTGTTGCACAACCACTACCTATGTCTGTCCATGTTTCCGAATAGTCTTTACCCTTAAAATTAAATGTTACTTTTACATCATTATCTTCTACATTTTCAATAATCAATTTCATATAGAAACCTCGCTCTCATTTTTATTTACTACATTAAATCTACACATTGCGAATTACTTATATATTATTGGTTCATTATCTTTCTTAGGATATTGTTGCAGTATAATAGACTTCACATAACTGTAATTTATATGTCTATTTACATATTGCACATGGTCTACGTTGTTTTTTATAGTATAAGTTGTTTTACTTCCATCATTACATTCTACAAATAACTTTTTCATGACCTCATTCCTTTTCTACTATTTCAAATTCTATAACCCATACCCATGGGTTATCACCCCAGTTATTATAAAGGTTATTCCATAAAATTTTAAATAGAGTAACTGAATCTCCTACTAGTTCTCCATCTTTATAGCTTGGTAAAAAACACCCTTCTCTTCTTGATTGATCCTCTGTAATATCTTGTAGTCTTTCAGCTCTAACATCAGTTACCTTTAAAAATATTCTTGCTGCAACCTTCGGCATATGAATACTTGGTTTCCATTTATAACCGAATTGTTTTCTTACTTCTTCACTTAACGATGTCGAATTAGCTTTGTAGTGATACCCATCATCTCCCTTTAGCCAAGTTTCTCTCACATAAAGAACATCTCCAACCTCATAAGGTTTTTTTATTTCTTCCATGGCTATTAGTTTGTGAGATGTAGTACCGTTAGGATTTTTTATAGGTCCTGGTACATCATTCTGAACATATACAAGTCTTTTACCATGTTTATTCTCAAACCAATCAATATCAGCATTTTCATATTTCTTTTTAATAATTCTCCTGGTGCAAGTCTTTTTGTTTTCTAAAATAGCCTTAACCATCTCTGTATTGAATAAAATTGGCTTTACCATGATCTCCCTCCACTCTAAAGATTACGCATTAATCCCATTCTAATTTTTGACCACAATGCTTACAAAATGAATCATTATAACCCACCCATTTATTACATGTACAACTATATATCTTAGTGCCTTTACGAAATACAAAACTTCCTATTTTAGTATCAGTTTCTGCTGTTACATGAGTTGTTTTTTGTGGTATTTGCTTTTTTAAAGCTGCAATTACAGTATAATCAAGAATATTAATATCTTTAGGCTTATTTTGTTTTCTATATTGCATTTTCATATTCTCTGAACGTAAAGCTGCTTCAACTTTCATTGTTTCTAAATATTCATCCATATAGCTCACCTTTCTTATATTGATTTTTTTCTTTCATTAATTTTTTGATATAGATCTGCTATAATAACTCCTGTTTTGGTTAAATCAGAATCACTTTTTATCAACTTATTTCTATTTAATATTAATAACTGTTTTCTAGACACCAGGATTAAATTATTAATATCAAAATTACGTCTATTTTTATCTCCAAATATAACAGCATGTCCCTTTGGAACAGGACCATTATACTTTTCCCAAATTAATATATGTTTTCCTTTCCATTTGTTTGGATCTTCAATTTTTATATCTATATAATCATCACTATTAATTCTTTCACTACCAACTGGAGCATAATTATGTGGTCTATTACCTTCCTTAAAGCTAGTAATATTTGCTTTCTGCATACCTTTTACACCTTTATTTGCTGGTATATGACCTTTAGCAAAACGTCCATCTAATTCACTACTTATTTTCTTATTCTTTTTAAATCCTTTAATTTGGTCAACTGTTAGGTTTAATTGGAAATGCTTATTAAACATTTCTGTTAATTCAGCATTTCCAATACCTTTAGCATTATTTTTAATAAACTCATATTGTTTATCAGTATATTTATGTGGCACAATTTAACCCTCCAACATTTTTGGTAGTGTTATATCTATATTAGTGTTATTAGCATTATTAGTTAACTTTTGTGCATTTAATATTAAATTGCCATTAGCAATAATTTTGTTTGCTATAGTTGCAACACCTTTTGCTCTATCTAGTTCCTCCTGAAGTGCACTTCCTTTTAAATCTTCATCACTAAGTCTCTCTAGCTCCGCAAATAAATGATTGTTTAAATCTCCTAAAGTATTCTTCATATCTTCTCAACCTTTCTATACTTATCTATAATAAATGAGCATAGGCCTATGACCTAATCTTTCTAATCTTCTTACTTCTATTGCAAAATCCTCAAATTGTCTGTAGTTATCATGGTTTAAATCTCTTCCATACACAGGAAACTTATAATCACTATTATCTATATCCTCCAGAGTATATATTTCACAAGAATTAAAATTACTTGTATATCCACCAAAGCTTCTTTTTTCATTATCTGCTGTTCTCTTTCCCCAAAATAGTAATGATCCTGATATACCTGTATGCCTATTGCTTACAATTACATATTTTCTTTCTATATGTGATTCTTTAAATTTGCATGTTCCATCTTTATTAAAGCTCTCACTTGGAACCGAATCTATTGCTACTAATTCATCTTCTGAAGACCAGAATCCACAACAATATAATTTTGTACCTTTATCTAAGAAACATCTCTCGCACTTACT